TAAGAATCCGTTAATCACAGCCCACAGTTTCTCTTTACGTTTAATCTCCGCTAACACAATCTCTCTAGCCTCAGCATCACGTTTACGCTTTGCCTCCGCTTGAAACTTTAACCAATCATCCCAAAGTCCTGCTCTGCCTTGATAGATGAATAGCTCTTGGATAGCCGCCTCATGTTGCTTAATCTGCTCCAGCGCAAAGAAAGCCTCTGAGTCTGATCCCGACTTATTAGCTTTCTTTGCAAGCTCAGACTTAGAATCAAAGAACTTGAAGATGTGCTGACCCGCTGCCATAATGTCACCACCATTGGCTATAGTCTCCTTAATAACACCAAAAGCAGCGTTGGCTATCGCAAGTTCAGCAAGCATTATCTATTCCAATATGTTAAAAGCCATGTAAGTAAACCACCAGCAGCGGAGGCTATAGACATACCCATCCAGAACCCACCTTTGCTTTTGTTAGCCAAGGCCAGTAGCTCTTTGATGTCTGTCTCCATGCTCTCTACTTTACAAGTTAAGTTCTCAACCTGTGCTGTTAGTCTCCCATATTCTACGGGGTCTATGTTTCCCATTGTTATTCACCCTTTGGATACTTAGCTTTAACAGCCTGACAGGCCGCAATATATGCGTCAATCTGCGCTTGGTCACCCTTTACAACACCGTCAATATAGTCTTCTATTGGTGGGTACTCTGCGGCACGTAGTTCTGCGTAGGTAGGAGGAGGTACTTCAATATTTTCCAATCGTTGTGCTTCGGCATTAAACAGATTGACATAAGGCGTAACATCATCAAGGGTTGCGCTCCGAGACTGTCTTCCACCATCTGTCGCAACGTCCCCAGTATTATCGTCATACCATTGTATTGCGTGTAAGTCAGAAGGTGCGTCAAAAGAAAACTCCAAAACACGCCCGTCCATGCTTATCATGTTATCCGAGGGAATAATAGTTAATCTCATTTTTAGGCTATCCTTTTCCAGAAGTGGCAAACAATGTATGGTTGTAAGTTGTTGTGAGCACCATTACCACCAGCAGCACCAGAGGATAAAGCGCCCTGCACAACGAGTCTACCTTGGAAAGAAGTAGAGCCACCCACCCAGTCAAGATTACCATAATTTACCGTGTGCGTGTGACTTGGCATTTGTGCCGTTGTCAGAGTGTGTGTCTTAGCACCTCCAACTTCTTCTACCGTATCAAACTCAGTCTGTCCAGCATCAATACCAACCAGAACACGACCAGCACCAAAGGCTACCCATGTTCCACCACCTAAAAGAGTGTTTGGGTTTGTGGCAACTACAGAAATAAATACAGAACCAACAGGCCAAGAAGCTAGTGCAGCATCCCCTCCACCTACAGTCCCCCAAGAAGGATCAGTACCATCTGTGGTTAAATACTTACCACTGTTACCCGTTTGATCTGGTAGAGCATCAATAGTAGTCCACTCGGTATCGTAGTCAGTAGCACTAGCTTTACTTAAAACCTGACCAGTCGTACCACCAACAACAACACCAGCGCCTGTTGCGCCTGTCTCGCCTTGAATACCCTGAATACCTTGGATGCCTTGCTCACCTTGTGGGCCTGTAGCACCAGTTTCTCCTGTCTCACCTTGGATACCCTGAATACCTTGGATACCTTGGGGGCCTGTATCGCCCTGTAACCCTTGAGGGCCTGTGGCTCCTGTCTCACCTTGGATACCTTGAATACCTTGGATACCTTGAGGGCCTGTATCGCCCTGTAACCCTTGAGGGCCAGTAGCTCCTGTCTCACCTTGGATACCTTGAATACCCTGAGGGCCTGCATCGCCTTGTAGCCCTTGAGGGCCTGTGTCGCCAGTAGCGCCTTGGATACCTTGAATACCTTGAGGGCCTGCATCGCCTTGTAGCCCTTGAGCACCTGTAGCTCCTACATCACCACGAGGGATGGTAAAAGAGACTACTTGCTCACCAACATCCCCTGTAATAACCACAGACGCGTTTGTGCCGGGGTTTCCTGTAGTGGTTGTGCCTGCGGTAAGCCTGCCACCATCCGTTGCAGCGGCTGCGCTTGCCTCTGCCGCATCAGCAGCATCTTCAGCACGAATCGTAAGGGCTGTGACAGCCGCTATAGAAGCATCATTGGTAGCATCACCACTACCACCAGAGCCACGGTAAATAGCCATAAAATCTCCTTGTTCCTTTGTTGAAAGACTCTACAAGAAAGCCCTTTAACAAAGAAGGGAGACTCCCTAAGAAGTCCCCCGTCAACCTAATTAGGCAGCCATTGCGATTGCAACAGCAGCTTCATCACGCAACTCTTTCACGCCATACAGCATGTCAGAGGTGAACAATGTGCCCAAGAACTCTTGCTTGTACTGAGTCTGTGAGCGTACACCCAACTGCTCTGCCAACACAAAAGCGTCCTTGTGGAACATCATACCGATACGAGCATCGCCAGTGGCAGTCTCGCAGTTGGTAGAAACGTAAACCATAACGCCGTAGACGTTACCGATTTGACCGTTACGGATAGTGTTACCACCACCGACTTCACCCACAAAAGCTTGCTCAGTGAAACGAGCCAAGCCCATCATCACGTTACGAGCCACAGGAGGCAATACCAAGCAACGACCGTCCATAGGCACGTCAGCATCGTCCAACGTCTGGATAACCTTACGGATACCAGCGTCAGTGATTGCAGCTTCGTTAGCGCCCGTGTACAGGGTAGAACCGTCAGAAGCGATAACAGCCTTGTCATAAGCGACAGTACCGTTACCACCTTGAGCGCCACGACCCAATTGGATCAAGTCAGTGTCAACTTGCTTAGCCAGCGCGTAGCCAGCGTCACCAGTGTAAAACTTACGCAGTGAAGCCAGAGCTTGAGTTTCCGTGATGTCTTCGATCAAGCGGCTGTACTCATAGTGCTTGTTCACCAACACCTGAACTTCGGTTTCAGTTGCAGCTTGCAGGGTCACTTGTGTAGATGCAGCCTTGAGAGAAGCAGCGCCACGAGTGGGCTTAGGAATGTGCAAAGTGTCGCCCTTTTTGCCCTTGAAGGACATTTTAGAGACGAGGTTCGCCATAACGAGGTTTTGCTTGTAGGCTGCGATGATTTCATCAGACCACAATTCAGGGATGAACGTTGCACCAGTTGTATTGGTGACGTGATTAGTTCCGAGTGCCATATAAATTATCTTTCAAAATGGTTATTTAACACGACCCTCCGCATATGCAGCCATAATCTCATCAGATAGCTGTTGATAACGGTCAGGGTTTGTACGCATGAGTTCGATGATGTCGGCTCTGCGATAGGTTTTCTTACTTGCAGTCTCACCACTTCCCTTGGATGAACCAGTGGATGCGCTTTTGACTGCTTGCTTACGCTGTGCTTTTTCGACTTCTTGTGACTGAGCAACTACTTGGGATCTTTCTTTCCAAGTGGTTAACAACTCATTCGCAGCGTCAAAATCATACGAGCGATCAGCTCGACTATACAACTCTTGCCTAACCTTACTCTTGTTAATCCATTCTGCAAAGCTACCGTCTTGGACGACTTTATCAAAATCAGGATGTGCAGACTTTAGGTTAGCCAGCGCTTCTGCCTTCTTCATTTGTGCCGAGAGCTGTTCTGCCTCGCGCACCTTCGGATGCTTGGAAATAGCTGATGCAACAGCCTTCTCGGGATCGGTAAAGAAATCTACCTCTTCCTCGACTTCTGGGGCTTGTTGTTGTTTTGTGACGGTTTGGGCTTGTACAAAGTCATCTACAATACGCCGAAGTTCCCCGACTTCACTCCCTTGCTTGCCGATTGCGCGTTCGGCCTCTTGATGCATACGAACAATATCTTTAACAGACTTGCCCTTATACTTCTCAGGAATGTCATCTTCTGTATCTTCCGGTTCAGGTTCCTGTTCAGGGGTTGCCTGTTCCTCTTCATCCTCGATAGATGAATACTCTTCTTCGTCTTGTTGTGGCTCGTCGCCTTCGTCAATAAATGTTGCCATTAAACTCTCCGTGCTAATAAGCATTGTGGAATATAACTATGTGCTTGTGCTTATTCAGCGGCACTCTTTCTTTCCTGCGCCATCTTCTCGTTTCGCTTCCGTTCCCACTGCATTGCTGCTCCGGGAAAATCTCCGGTCACGCCCTCAAGTTTGACCATAGGCTTGCTAACGATACGAATAGCAGGTTGACCACATACGCTACAATTGGTTGTTCGGAGTTCCGAATCAATGTAAGCTTCTGTTAGGTGGTCATCTCCGCAGATAAACTCGTAGATACGTTTAGGCATTTACTTCCCTCTCAAAGTCCTCGTAGCTGTTTTTAATCGCTGACTCGTAAGAGAGAACTCGCTGTACCGCTTCTATTTGTCCTCTGCGAAACCAGAATTGTTTCTCATCGGGAATGGTAGTAATATCCTGAAGTAGCTCCATATTGTCGGAGATGTCTTCTAGGTATTGCTTCCAGCCCTTTGAGGCAAACAAATCTAGTAATGTTTCGTAATAATCTTGTAGTTCTTTGTCCATCTCTTTATCCTTTCATAATGTGGAGAGATGTTGCAATTATACCACACTTTTATAAATTTGTCAAGTGTTTTGTTTGTTATTCTTGTAGCTCACTTGCATCGCTGCAATGCGCTCGTTGCTCTTAATGTCAGCTTCCTTGAGCATCAGATCAGCGATACGGGCACGTTTCTCAAACTCAGCATCATCAGCATTACCCTGCTGGATGTTGGTAGAGATAGCCGCAGCCATCTTAGCCTTAACAACCTCTGGTTCAAGTTGAGCCTCGACAGCGTATTTCTGTGCTCTCGCTTGAGCCTCTAATGACTGAGCTTGAACAAGTTGTAACTGCGCTTGAGCCATTTCCATTTGCATTTGCATCTGTTGCTGCTGCATTTGCTGCGCTTGTGGGTCAGGCTTAGACACCTCAGCCAGTTGAGCGATAATCTCTTCACGGTTGGACAGACCCATGTTGTCAATAACCGCTGTAACCAGCATGGGGTACATTGGGCTATCTTGACCAAGCGTCTGCAACAGTTGTACAAGTTGGGTAACCTCATACTCACGAGCAATAACGCCCAGAGATGACGAAGGTACAAACTTATAATCACTAGCAGGGTAGTGCTCAGGGTCAAACTGCATGTAACGCCACGCTGTCTTCTCAATCATAGGGATTAGGAAAGACTCTTGGAAGTTAATCAGGGTACGCTTGTGGCGCTTGATAATTGCACCCATCGACATGGACACAGCACCAGCGGCAGCGTCACCATTGATTGTTCCGGGGATGCCAGCAGCGTCGATAGCGCCAGTAGCCATCTGAACCATCTTCTGCAACTCACCCGCCTGAGCAAAGGTCACCTGATCTAGGCTACCAAACTTAAAGGGCTGGAGGATTTCAGCAGGGTTGCCGTTAGTGAGGATTGTCTTGCCGGGACGAATCTCTAGTTTAGCCCCACGAGGCATACGAGAGGCGTCCATAGCCATCATTGGGTGGACAGTGAGGGCTAGGGCATCGATACGGGCACGAAGCTCAGCATCTAAAGCCTTCTGGCTGTTATAGCCCTTCTCACAGATACCACGACCCCAGAAGCGAGAGGGTACTACGTCCCAAGGGAAAGCCACAACAGGGCGATCCTTCATCATGTAGGGGTTCTCTTCGATCTTGAGCAATTGACCACCGTTGGCGATAACAACAATTACCTCAACGTAGCCCTCAGCCTCTTCGTCTTCACCTTCTTCAGGCTTAACTTCTTTGGACAGCTCACCATCTTCGTCATACTCCTCCATCACCGCACTGTTGTACAAGTGACGTGGGATTAAACCGTAATACTTGGTTAGTCTAACTTTATCTTCGTCAAAAGAGGTAAGCTCTTTGTCTGCTTCAATGTCTGAATCAGTAGCGGCAGACTCAATATCAACATCCCGATAGATACCATTTTGAATTCCAATCTCTACTTGGTGTTTAGGAACAAACTCGTCAATCGCAACACCCAAGGCATCCTCAATAGAGGTGGCAACAGGGTCAATCAGGAAGTTCTGTGGTAGGATTGGTCGTAGTTTAATAACAACCCGGTCTTGGACAGTAACACCAAACGCTTGCATCGCCCCATCCATGATAGGTTGGGTAGCTGGCTTCATCTCCTTGGTTTCCTCAATAACCAACTCGGCTACGGCAGTGCCATAAACAGCGGCGTTAAGGATACACTCGGCTACAGCCTTGCGAGTCTTGGTATAGTGGAAATCTTCAGACAGTTGCTCACGCATGTAGGCAATGTCACTTGGGTCTTTATCATTACGGTCATCCCGAATGTCAAACCACTTACCACGACCGAAGGTAGCCTCCTCCACCTCAGCGACAGATGACTCCACGGCTTGCTGAAGGGCTGGTGAGATGAGACGTGAGCGCTCTGAGTCGCGGGTCTTGTCCTCTGCTGACCAGATACCACGCCAGAGACGGTAATACTCGTCAAACTTCTGCTCGTAGTTAGCGCTATAGTGGTCGCGCCATTGGTCTACCTTATCGATAACCCAATTTTCAACCTTCTGGTCGCTGTATTTCTTATCGTCATCCATGTTAATATCCTGAAATTGTGTCTAGGTACTCGTACTCTTCCTCTTCAAAGTCAAAAACATAGGCTACTTTTGCAAGTTGCTCGATGTAAGACAGTGCGTCAGGCAAGTCATCGTGTACTAGTTTGTTTGGAAACTGAAATAGTTGGTCTAGGAACTCGTTGTTCCAGTCACCTTTGTTGAGGGTAACGTAACCATTCTCAAAACGCCCTTGCAGCGCCCATACAACACGGTCTGTTTTCTTCTTATTACCGTGTGTTAGCTCGTCAACCCTGAAGAATGTCTGGGTTCTCTTCATAATGTCGGTCATGTAGGGCATAACCGCCTGTTTAGCGATCCCCTTCTCAATGCCGACAGCGACAGGCTCGTACTTGGCAACAGCATCGAATATCTTCTTGGCTGTTTCCTTGACATCCCACCTGCCGTAGATGATCTCTGCCACCCACCAGCCCTTCTCGTTGGCCTTTACAATAGCTAGGGCAGTGGAGTCCAGCCTAGTGTTCTTAACACCGACAGACCCCTCAGCCTCAAAGCCAGCCAAGTCAACCGCGATGTAGAAGTCACCATCAGCAGGCTCTTCCTCGTCAAACTTTATCCACTCTTCTTTGAATAACTCACCACCTGCGGCCTCGAAAGATGCCATAAACTCCTGCCGGAATGCAAATGAGGACATGCTTTTCTTAGCTGCCTCAATCTCTTTAGGGTCAAGTAGCGGGTTGTCGAACGAAGTAAAGTGAAAAGACTGGAAGGTGTCATCGGTTCCTTTTAAACCGTATTGGTATAAATCATAGAAGTGGTTACGACCCATCGGCGTACCAATGAACATCGCTCTACCCTTCAAGTCAGCCAGTGCAGGGCGTAAAATTTGCTCCCACACCGCTGGCTTCATATCTGCATACTCATCGAGTACCAGAAACTTTAGCGAAACACCCCGCATCGTTTCAGGCCGATCAGCACCTTTGAGACTAATAGTTGCCCCATTGATAAGCTTAATCTGCAAGTTGTTAATATGGCTACCTGTAATGACAGAGTGACCAACCTCAAGCAGGACTTGCCACATGATGTCACGAGCTTGACCTTGCGTAGGAGCAACATAAAATACATGCCCTCTCTGGCTTTGTAAAGCCTCAACTATTAAGCGGTAAGCCGCCAATCTACTCTTGCCTGTTCGCCGACCAGCCGCTACCACATGGAAGCGAGTCTCATCAGCCCATACCGTTTTCTGCCACGGGAGTAATTCAATCTTTAAATCACTCACAGGTTCGCCTTAAGCTCTATAGGGTAACAGGCAGCGTTGTAGGGATTCTCTGGGTTTGAGTTTACGTATGTGGCTTTAACAACACACTCATCCAACGTCTTTACCTCATGCTTGCCCAGAATGGTTGCTTCACCGTTGGGGGTTAATGAGAAGATTATCAGGATTATTTTTAACATCACTTACCTCTTATAAGGTTAACAAGGGTTATGACACCACCAAACATATAGCTTATACTATTCTTGATAGCGTTTATCAGCCCCTTGTATATTTCCATTGGACTAGGTAAAATCCAGCCTAGGATGATTAACAACAGAACCCAAGGTGGTAAACTGTTGATGGTTACGTTGGCGGCGTCAATGGCGGTTTCTGCTTGCGACAGCTTACCGATTTGTTGCGCCTCAACTTTGTTTTCTTTGACGTCACCAACTTGGACACCAGTCTGGTTATTCTCTTTACCAATCTGAGTGTTGGCAGCGACGTTTGTTCCACCACCCATGCCGGGCACAAGTGCGCTTAAAGCAGAACATCCCGCCAAAATACTAATAGAAAGCGCTACTAGGATTCTGGCGGTTTTCATGTGAATAGAGAGCGACCCATCAAGTCTCTGTCGGCTAACAAATCGTCCATTGTTGCGTACTGAGTTTCTTGAGGCATTACTCTAGCCATTTGCTCATAGTCTGGAACTGCGTCAACTCTGCGTGGGTCTACTTGTGCAAACTGGTTCCTTTGCGCCAACATGTTGTCGTAGGCCATTTGTGAATTAGGCCCCCAATCACCGTCTTGTTTAGCCCCTACCATTTTTTGCAGTGACTTGATACCACTTATATCGGAAGGATCTAAACCGCCGGGGATAACCCTATTAAGAGGGGCTATCTGTTCAAAGCGTTGCGTAGGCTGGTAACTAGGGTCAGTTTGATCCCCGCTAGTGGGCTGCAACTGTGTCCTGTTTTTATTGAAATCTGCTGTAAGTTGTCTTCGTAAAGTGCTATCTTTAGATACTACATCTCTCATTCCAATAAGAGACTCAGGCGTTATGTTTACATCCCCCGCCCCTATGGCTGCTTCAACTACCCGGCGAGATACAGGCTGTCCCGGAGTTTTACCATGATAGTTTGATATTTGTTGTAAGATTGCATTTTTATCGCCAATCGCCAATGCTTTATTCATACCGGGATTTTTTTCTGAGTCAAACATTTTTTGACCTAGATTAAAATAAGAAGAGGCTAAAGCTAATTGCGTGTTCTCATCTAAATCGTCTAACCTGCCCCCATGTGTAGCTCTAAAGTTTCTTTCAAACCCAGCTACCTTAGAATCTAAGACAGCTCGATCTATCGCCTCAGCTTCTTCAGCCGTAACTTGTAAATTTTTAGCGTTGGCTTTATTTTTATTATTTGTGTAAGGAGCTAGTTTTGCTATTAACGCTGGAGAAAACCCAAGATTTTTAAGCTCAGCTTCGCTATGTTGTCCTATGTCAAAACCAGTGCCAATAGTAACCCCACTTTTTTTAGTGGGTACATAACCACTTAACTTTGTAGCTTCAAAGCTTTTAAGGATTGTTTCTAACTTATTCTTAAATTCAGGGGTTGCTTCAAATTTAGGGATTTCCATGACCATACTCCTCGACATCCACGATGTCATCTGAACCGGCAATAGACACTGACTCGCCCACACCGGAGATTGTAATGTTAACAGAAGGGCGAGAAGAACCCGCCTTATCTTTCTCGAAGTAGGACATCGGAAGCATCCTATCGACCAACAGCTTCCACGCTGCTGCTTGGTTTTTATGTTCATCATCTAACGCCGCATCCAGTATGGAGTCTAACACCTTACGGGATTTAGGAGATGCCATAAGCCTCGCCTTAAATTCCTCTATCGCGCTTGCATCCCCTCTTGGTCTGCCAACGGGTTGCTTACGGGCTTCGGCTAATGATGCCTTTGAGGGTCTTCCTCGTTTTTTTCCTGAAGGGGTCGCTTGACTCACAGGGTTATCCATAATTGGTTCCTTACACTATATAGTACTCTAAAAGGTCGCTTGACTCCATCTATATAGGTTTATATAGTAAGTACTCAAGCGTTCCTATATAACTATATAAACTATGAACCTCAAGCAGACTAAGATCAAACCTCACTTAACGTCATACCCTATATAGTGCGTATTATAGCATACTTTTTCCATTTTGTCAAGTGTTTTCTTCACTTTTTTTAGATTTATTTTCAATCACGCTTGAGGGGGTTAGTTTGCTGTTCTGTCGCAATCGTCGCCCTTGACCTCGACAGACGACAATTCCTTTACTCTGTCCCTAATTAAATCTTTGAGGCTTGGTTAATCTCTTTTAGAATCAGTTGCTTAGGTGTTATAGTCTATATAGGAATGATTCTCATTTAGGTTCTAATTTACCCTTATTTTGTATCTACGCGGGTACGGTATACTTGCGTGCAACTAATCCCCTCCCCCGGGTATGGTTATTAGGGGGCATGGTTGCGTAGGCTTTGGAGATGTGGTAGTATAAAGGGCAATGAAGCACCCACTAGAAGCACATATTGCACAGCTTGTCAAGCCTGCACAATACCCACACAATTTACTAGGGTAATATTTATTTGTTGACAGTGGCAATTGTTTCTGTCATACTGTAGTCATAGGTTAAGCAATAGGGCATAACCTACAACTGGAGCAAAGACAATGAACGACGTTTACATTTACACTAATGACCATCTGGTAAAAGCATACGACATTGTAAGCAATGAATTCTGGAGCTTGCATTCTAAACTTAATCACACCGATTTCAATTCACGCGCCGATCAACTGGAGGTGATTAAGCAACTAGCGGATCTAGGTAACGCTATGGTTGCAATCACCGAAGCTCGAAAGGCAATAGGCTAAACCCTTATCATAACCCTATGCACAATGGGGTTATCATTAAGGGCTTAATATCTAAGCTCAACAACCGGAGAGACTATATGATTTACATTGAGCGTAAGTGTGTCGACGTGTGCGCGCCTAAGCGTAGATATATTTACATTGTCAAGCATGGGCGTGAGATATTGAAAACGTTTAAGTCTAAGCGTCTGGCCTTTGACTATGCCTCATGTTATGATGCTTGGAATTTAAGTTTAGTTTTATGTTATAACGGGAGATAAGACAATGATTACAAAAGAGCAGGCAATCTACAACGTGACCAAAGCTTATCTAGAATATAAGGTATTTGGGCGCTTATTCTGGGATGATCGATCAGGCGATATTGATGTACAAAGCCAAACACGACGCGACTATTTCAAGGCGGATGCGCGCTTTGAGACAATGGGCGCGGCATACATGGATGCGGGGCTTTTAGTATGGGATGATATTGACGCTATACAACGACGGTATATTGTCGATAAGGTAGCACCAGAATAAGCCCTTACAATGACCCTATACATCATGGGGTTATTAATAAGGGTTTATAGTGAACCTTTACAACCGGAGCAAAGACAATGCAATTATTGACTCACCAATCGGCGAAACTAGCTAAGACGCAAACCGACAATGTGCAAAGCGTGATTCTATACCTTGACCCACTATATAATGTGTCGATGTGTGCAGGCGCTAGCGCGACATGCCGTAAAACGTGCCTGATTAATAGTGGCCGTATGCGCATGGATAACGCTAAACAGGCAAGACGCAAGCGTACCGAATACTTACACGAACAACGCGAATTATTTATGATTCAATTGCAAGGTGAGTTATTGCAAGCGTACGCCAAGGCCACAAAAGCCGGTAAGATGTTGGACGTTAGGTTAAACGGGACGTCCGATTTAGATTGGTCCGAAATTTACGCGAGATTCCCTGACATCAATTTTCATGAGTATACAAAGCGTACCGATCTGGCGTTACAGTTGAAGCAATTCAAAAATGTTAACGTGACATTTTCGCGCCATGAAAACCATACCGACAGCGACATTAAAACAATATTGGATGCGGGAATGAATGTCGCCGTAGTCTTTAAATCGACTGTTCCTAAGATCTTTAAAGGTATACCGGTAATCGATGGAGACGCGCACGATAGGCGTTGGGAAGATGTCAAGGGTTCCATTGTAGGGTTAAAAGTTAAGGGCACCAACGACATAAAAGAGATTGCAATTCGCCGTGGTTTCGCTGTTTAGAGCATTAACCCTAGGGCATCCGAGGGTGTCCATGGGCTAGGGCTTTTCCTAGATAACTGGAGGGTTTATTATGATTAAACGTAAAACCGTATGCGTGGAACGTGTTGTTAATGGCGTGGTGGAATGGTTACCGCTTGAAAACCAAACAACATACCGCGAGTGGCTGGGTTGTTTTTCAATAGTGTAACTGGAGGGTTTATTATGTTGGTGTTCGTATATCCAAGCAAAAAAGCGTTAAAAGAGAGCGTGGGCAAGCGTTTAAACCATATTGAGACAAGCGTGTTCGGTGCTGAATACTTGCGTGATGGATGGTTAACGGGTGCAAATAGACCGCATATTACCCGACAAGGGCGTGAATTCTTTGCCCGTGTATTTATGCGCGATGGGTTGATCGCTAAAGTTGAATAAGAGGGTTAAGCATTGGCGATGCTGTCGCCTTTGCCTAGCGCTTTTGCTAGATAACTGGAGCAATCGGAATGACAATTTTATCTTATCGCAACTTCTTCATCGTCACACGTAGCAATGGCGCTGTCGACCTTATCAACCCTCACAATGAGCGTGTGCGTGTGGTCAAGAGCGTGCGTGCGGCTAAGTGGCGTGTTGGGCGTGTGCTGACTCTGGCTAACAAGGCTAAAGGGTTAATCTAATGGATAACCACATCACACCCGCGTGTGCCTACTTTATCGCTGATTACGTCAACGATCAGATCATGCGCGGTAAAACAATCGACAAGTTTACAATCATGGGTGCGCTTGTCGCATACTTTGGTGGCACAGTTTACCCAGAGGAGTTACCACAATGAATGACTACGACAGAGAGGCCATCGAGGCCAAAGAAGACTACGACGCTGAGCAGTACGACGTCGAGAAGGACAAAGCCATGCTTGAGGCGGATGAGTTAGCCGCCATCGTGCGTAAACAATTTATACAGGAGGGGTTATGCTAGATGAGTTAATCTTAAACAGCGCCGGACGCTTTGTAACGGTTCAATTCTATAAGAAGTCGGGTGAGCTTCGCACCTTGAATGGTCGTATGGGTGTCATTAAAGCCCTGCGCCATCCAGTAGGGGTAGGGGTTAACCATCTGGACAAAGACGCCTACATCACCATATGGGACATGCAGAAGAAGGGCTATCGTAGCATAGCTAGGGATTCCATTGTCTCTGTATCCATTAACCATCAACACGTGGAGGCATGATGAGAGACTACTCAATTTGTCACAGCATAGGGGCTATCGATGGTTACAACGGTATGCCCTACGAAAACCCCTACATCGATGAGCCTGAGTACGACGCCTATGAGAGTGGGTGGGAGTTCGGTAATGGTCGTAGGTTAGAAGACTTTGATTTGGAGGATGAAGATGAGACAGCAAGTTGAAGCACTGCTAGAGGACTATCACGAGGCTGAGATAGGCCGTTTGTTAGGCATCCCTGATAAAGATGCCAAGCTAATGGTGAGGGATATCCGCAGTCACATCACTGACTGGAGGCCTGAGCGGAGCGGGGATGTATGGGCTATTTTCAGCGAGAACTATTCTGCTGAATACATAGACGCTGAAGGTAACTATCAATGCTTTGACACTGAAGCAGAAGCACTGGCATACATAAAGGAGGATGAATATGATGTATGAGATCAGAACCAAGTGGACGAACCTGATCGTCTATCGTACAACTGAGAGGGCTAATGCCGTCTACTGGTTGGAGGAGAATA